GTCGAAAGCGTGCAGGCCCCGCCATTAAGGCTTTGTTATGCTGGCACGCCATCACCCTGAAATTCGACAATATTCCGACCTGGATGGACAGCCGGGTCGTGATTGTGGAGCCACCCCTCAATTAGCACTTGCAGATCCCCGCAAATGCCGAACGCTTTCCAAAATGATACGCGGGTGGTGGCACTAATGGTGCAAGCGTCCCATCCTGTGGTCCGTGCTTGCATAGTGGCCGCGTATTCAAACTGTTCTGAGAACGTCTGTTGCTTGCCCTTCTTGTTGGTAACACGTCCTTTAGCACCAGCACGTTTCATCATCAACGCGAATTCTTGCAGAATCGGCACACCAGAACAAATGGCAAGCTCGCAGCGGCCAATAGCGTCAGCAAGTGCATGCCAACGATCAGCGAAGTTCCGAACGGCCACGACATCCTTCGACAACATGCGATCTGGATAACGCACCATGCGCCATCCCTCGCCACATTCAACTGGTCGTGACTGACAGAACTCCACCTCTTCAAAACAGTCCGCTACTTCCATCTTCATATTCATGCCATAGTTCGAAGCGATGTGCGTCACATCCAATTTGGGCAGGTCCTTCCGCTCGATTATGACGACAGAATCGTCACCATCAAGCAGGATTTCACCCTGAACCCCAGATCGTCGCAACCACGCGTTGAGTATCATCATGTTGAGCACGCAATTGCCGAGTGCGGTATTAGCGTCACCCGACATCCGCGTGCCCTCGATCTTATAACGCAAGCCACGTTTGGTGTAACCGCGATTGTGGACTTGCATTGACAACAACCACTTGAGGCGGTCGTTGCCGGGCATACAACGTGTGTAGAATTCGTGCTCTATAGCCAGAAGTTGAGTGTGTACATGGGCGTCCCATGCGGTGGCATCCAGTAGTACGGCAACCGGATCCACCATTTCGTCCCACTTGCGCTTCAAAATACGTGCCCGCTGCGTGTGATTCAGGCACTTGGCAATGTTGCGCGTACCAGTTCGTCCGAACTGCATACGCGCATACACCTCATGCTCAATGCTTTTCAAACCTGCGGCCATCAATGCTAGATTATATTCCGGCGATCGGTACTGAACCGATCGGCCGGCCTTTCCAGCTCGCAGTTTCTTGACATCAAACTTCTCCGCTTTCAACATCATCTTTATCAGCGCATCTTTCGGACAGACATCCCACTGTTCCCTGAGCCTTCTCATGGCGCGCCAATAGCGTGCCCGCTTCGCTGGTGGCATGCGGTTTATGACACTCTCATATGTCCAAGTTTTGACTTTTTCCAGCCGCATGCGTTCCAGCATCCGGAACATCTCTGCTCTCAGCTCATCTATGCCGGTGAATGTAACCGACACTGCTGGATCGTCCGTCAGGTGCCGGTTGTGTAACGACACCAGCTCATTGCAAATGCAATCATCATGGTCGTTCACATGGTACGCCATCTCATACTCATACAACTTCTCTGGCAAGTTAACTATTGCGTGTGTTTGTCTGTATTGTGTGTGGTGACAGATGCCTTCGCGCGGTAGGGTGATGCTGGCCACGTTCCGTGTACATGCTGCGCCCGCACCAACGTCATAAATGTATGTTTCCGTCTTCAATGGTGCAAGCGCCTGTGATCCCTGACACTGGCCAGGCACCGCGCGTAGGCCGCCCTATGTCGCCGGGGCGGTCGGCGCCATCGGGGGGTTCGGTATTCCGCGTTCAACCCACCCGAAGAAGGCTTGGATGGCAACTGAATGCCTTTGCAACCATACACGCAATCCACTTTCAGGTATCCTACCGGTTGCTCCAAACCTTGTGGCATTTTGGATGTTCTCTTGGGCGGTTAAACCACCCATCAAGTGCCAAGCTTCCTGCTCTGCCACTGGCACTGTCATCACGGCCGCGATCGTGTAAGCCATGATGGTTGCGATCTGCCCGTCAGTGAACCCTGACTGGTTCCACTCATTGAACCATCGGTCCGCACGCTCAGTCAAATATAGCAACGTGACCCGATCCCGCGTCTTATTAAGCGCCTTCCGGGACAAAAACCCAAATAGCTCCTCGTCGATGATGGCATCCTTCCTAGCCCACCGAACATCCGTCCAATTCAACCGTGAGGGTTTGAACGGTACAAGCGCATTGCGCTTGATTGGCTTGTCCTTGTCCTTATCGTTGGGTCTCACTCCAACTGGCGCACTCGGTCCGTTGCGTCCTGGATGGATGATGACATCCTCAGTTGTTCCATCCTTCTTTTCTCTCTGAGCTGGCAACACCTGCGGATTGTTGATTTCCAGCTGCGTGCGACGGTGGACGTTGGGGTTTCGCAAGCTTGCCCACCACTTTCTGATGGCTGCTCGCATTCTTTTTCCAGAATTGCCGCCAGATTTTCTCTGGTGACGCTCCCGGGCCACATCTTCAGCTCCACCCCCTCGTCCCTCGCTTCCTGCTCGTCCTCGCGGAATGCTTGGTGGTACCCGCGTTTCCGACACTGCGTCACGCTGCCTACGTCGACCCTTTCGCACGTAGTTACAGCCGCCAAGACCGCAACAGGTAACGGTCCTGCT